CAAAATAATTCACGCAAAAACCACTCCTTTCCGTTTTGCAAATTCGCCTGCAGTAACCATGATCTCATTGGTCAACTGCTGGATATCCTCATTGGAATAATTGTTGAAGTTCGTAATGTTCAGATTAAGTGCCAATGTTCCAGTAGTTGTGGGTACAGAGGCCGTAGGCACCGCTGTGGCAACCGCACCGCCGATGGTGGCATCCAAATCCACCTGGGCAGGAATTGTCAGCGAGAAGCCGTCTGCCAACTTGGAAACAGCCTCTGTGACCTCATACTGCAAAGAGTGGAACACATCCTGTACGGATACAGAAAGGTTCCGATACAGCTTGGCGATTGCCTCGCAGATGGTTTCAGCCAGGGAGAGTGCCTTGTCCCCATCAGCAGAAACAAGGGTTGTCAAAGGCTGTGCCTCAATGCTCGGTTCGACTTCAGAGGTGATAGGTTCTTCCTTGCGGACTTCGGATTTTACGGCAACAGGGGCGGTAACCTCCAGTTCCTTGCCGATATCCGACATGGCGTCCTTCAGCCCGACAGAAACGGATTCTGCGGCATTCACGGCGGCACGACCGTCCGCTTCGATGCTCTTTGCCACCTCTGCGAAGGTAAGGTTGTCTGCCATATCCGCGCCAAGGTCGGTAGCAAGACCGTGCATGGCATCGGTAATATCACTGCTCATGCCGATAGCGGCATCCACAGCTTGACCACCGTTTTTATTGATGGCACCGGCAAGACCGTCCACAAGCATTTCACCGACCCAGCCCATTTCCTTGGACGGGGATGCAATGCCGAAGAAGTCGCAGATGCCGTCCCAGATGGAGGAAATCCACCCGGAAACCTTATCCCAAAGCCAGGAAGCCAGGGACTGGATACCCGACCACAAACCACGGACGAGGTTGCCACCAACGGCAGCCATTTCAGAGACACCTTTACCCAATGCTCCAACCAGTCCGGCAATAATCTGCGGAACGGCCTTCACAATCTCCACGATGATGGTCGGCAGGTTCTGAATCAAAGAAACCAAAAGCTGAACACCAGCCATGATGATCTGAGGGATGTTATTCAGTACCGCATTGACAATGCCGGAAATAATCTCCGGGATTGCGGACACGATTGTGGTTATAATCTGCGGTAGCGCCTGGATGAGAGAAATCAGCAAATCAATACCCGCCTGGATAATAAGAGGAATTGCCTCAAGGACGGCTGTGATAATGCCCTCGATGATTTGAGGGATTGCCTCCACAATAGCCGTGATGATTTCCGGCAAGGCTGCTACCAGGGAGGTCAGCAGCTGAATGCCCGTCTCAATAATCTGCGGTATGGCACCAAGCAGAAAATCGATGATGCCCATAATGACTTCCGGCAGAGCCTCGATCAGCACGGGGATTGCGTTGAGAATACCCTCGGCAAGCCCCGTCACCAACTGTAAGGCGGCATCCAGAATCATGGGCAGATTGTCAATGAGGGTGTTGACCACCTCAATCACAAGCTGAACCACGGAAGGTATCAGTTCCGGCAAGGACTCTGCGATGCCCGTTGCCAGGGTGACGATCATCTTTAGGGCAGCATCCAAAATCATAGGCAGATTCTCGATGATGCCGTCCACCAGGGTCATGACCAACTGAAGCGCACCCTCTGCCAAAGCCGGGAGCGTGTCCATAAGCCCTTGCAGGACTGTAAAAACAATGGTCGCAGCGGTATCGATGATGGTAGGCAGATTGTTCATGATGCCGTTGACAAGACCCATCACCAGGTCTCCGGCAAGATCCAACATAATGGGCAGATACTCCATAATGGTGGAGGTGATTTCCTCCATTGCCACACCAACGGCGGCGCTGATTTTTGTAAAATCACCCTCGGCTTCATTGATGGCATTTCCCAGGGTGGAAAGTGCATCCGTGATGCCTGCGGAAAGACCGCTGACAGTTGGCAGGAACACACCTTGAATGGAGCGTTTCGTACCCTCGATAGCGGATTCCAGGTCATTGTATTTAATTTGGTTTATCTGCGAGAGTGCATCTGTGACTTCGTATGCGCCGTCCTCCATAGAAGAAAGGACCGGCAACACGGAAGATTCCAGGTCTTCATACATGGTGCCAAACAAGGCAACGGCGGCAGCGTTTTTCGCCATTGGGTCATCCATGCTCTCCAAAGCGGAAACCACCTGGAAGAAGGCATCCCTTGCCTGGTCACCTCCGGCAGCGAAAGCCGCCATGGTTTCCTCGGCATTCAGACCCAATGCGGTAAATGCGTCTATGGTGGACTGGCTGCCGTCCTTGGCGCGGATGTTAAATTCCTTAACCGCGTCACCGACTTTGTCGATGGAGAACACACCGGCTTCGGCACCGCTGATAAGGCTCGTTAAGAACTCGTCAGCAGAAAGACCCAGGGCGGCATACTGTGCGGAATATTCGTTAAGGGTGTCCAGAAGGTCGCCGTTTTGGTCAGCGCCGTTCTGCGCGCCGTTTGCGATGATGTTATATGCTTCTTCGGCTGTGATACCGAAGTTTTTCATAAGTGCAGAAGCGGTACGGGCAGATTCCTGTAGGTCATAGCCGAAGGTATCACGGAGAGCAAAGCCCGCCTCCGTAGCCTTTTCCAGTTCCGCGCCCATCAGCCCGGTGGTACGGGTAACAACAGAAATGCCCTCGGCAACGTCCTCCAGGTTATCCCCAAAGTTATGGGAATAGACCCGTTGGGCGACCTCACCGAGAGCCTCCAATTCTTCACCCGTTGCACCCGTAGATGCGCCGATCTGATTGACCGCTTTATTAAATTCATCGCCCAGCTTCACCAGTTCCACTCCGGCAGCTACGGCGGCAGCGGAAATCGCAGCCACAGCAGCACCGATGGTGGCGGCAATGCCGGTCGCAATACCACCTAACTTCTCAAAGCCACCTCCGGCTTTGTCCGCAGAATCGGCGGCATCTTCCACAGCCTCACCGAGTTCCTCTGCGGAGTCAGCGGCATCATCCATACCTTCGCTTGCCTGTTCCAGGGCTTCGGTGGTCTCATCCAACTCACCCTGCATACCGATTAGTTCAGCCTCGGCATTGTTTAACTGAATCTGCCACTGTTGGGTACGGCGGTCATTTTCTCCGAAGGATTTTGATGCATTGTCCAGGGCGGCACGAAGGGTTTCTACCTTCTTTTTCTGGGCTTCGACTTGTTTGCCGAGTGCCTGCTGTTTTGCCGTCAGAGCCTCGATGGAGGTGTTGTTTTTACCGAATTGTGCGGTTACCAGCTTCATTTCCGAGCCGAGAACCTTGAAGGCTTGATTGATTTCAGAGATTGATTTCTTGAATTCTTTCTCGCCTTCGAGACCAATTTTCAAGCCAAAATCATCTGCCATCTACACCACCTCCTGCGTCAAATTCCCGCCGGGATGATTTCATCAATAAAATGTTCCCGTTTCGGTTTGGCCATGCCAGAGTATTGCTTGTGGCACTCCCAAAGGTCCAGGAGCAAGCCAAAGGGCATAAAGCCCACCTCCTCCTGGGTTAGGTGGAGATGGGCAATCCCGTAATATAAAAGCCGAGTAAATAACTCTTCGTCACTTACTCGACCGCTGCGTTTTTTGGGTCAGCCTCGCTCTCAACGTTGCGCTTGGTGCCCTTATAAAGAGCCTCGGTGATTGCACCCTTGTAGGTAGCCAAATCTGCCGGGGCGGTGAGCAGTTCCACCACTTCCTCGGTGAGCAGCTCACGCTGATTGTCCTTGTTCTTCAGATTGTGAATAAGGATGGTCTGATTTGCCAGGAGCGTGATCAGCCATACGATTTCGCCGATAGCCATCTCGAAGTTCTCGGATTTCATCAGCTTCTCGCCCAGATTCTCCAAGCCGCCGTAACGACCGGCGATGTCCTTGGTAGCCTTAGTGGTGAGCAGAAGGGTGTATTCCTCGCCACCGATGATAATGTTTGCACTGCGTTCCGTACTCATAGGTCAGTCCTCCTTATTCCTCTGCGTTTGCGGTATAGGAAGGCTCGTACACTTCCAAATACCAGTTCTTAATGGTGTCTGCGCTGACACCGGTATCACCCTCGGTAACCTCTGCCTTCCAGGGATGCTTGTTCTGTGCGTCGATCTTGTTACGACGCAGAATCGTACCCTCGATGGTAGGCGTGCTGAAAGTGATGCTGTCACCTTTGGTGGCAAGAGCCGTAGCAGGGATGCCGAACTTCACACGGTACAGCCAGAAGTACTTGTACTTGCCGTTGGACTTCTTTGCACGGAAGCCAATGGCAACAGGCTGACCGCCATCCTCTCCGGCAGAGATAACGACGCCGTTGGCATCAATGGTCGCACCGGTCAGAATGGATGCGATAGTGGGACCCACATCATCCACACCCAGGGAGAGAGTGCCGGACTTGAACTCCTTGATGATTTCAGCGGCACCGTCATCGGCGAAGAGGGTTGCCTCCGTCAGTTCCACGGAAAGGTCAGCACTCATAGCCTTTGCCAACTGCTCCGGGGTGCCGTAGGTTTCGTTGCCGTCCTCGTCCTCGGTGATCGTGGCATAATACAGTTTATCGAGACCAATAGTAGCCATAGATTATTCCTCCAATTCATAAAATTTCGCTACATCCACAGCGTAGTGGTGGTAGCCGGTTTCTGTTTCATAACCGATATATCTGCGGTCGGTTATGGTAAAATCGTGAGCCAGGAGCGTTTTTACAACGGCACTCTTTTCCTTTGTATAACTGCCCTTGGCATAAATAGAAAGTCGCGCCTCCTGCACATCCAAGCCGGGAGCGT